TATTACTATTCATGGTGGAGATTCCGTTGGTGATGGTGGCGATGTTAAGATAGAAGGTGGTGAGAGTGATATGGGCGATATAGGAAGGATTTATATAGGTGCTGCGAATACATCAGCTATCTTTTCAAAAAAATCAACATTTCCAACTGGTGTTCCAGACGCAGACGAGGTTTTGTTTATTGATAATAATAATCAAATAAAGAGAGGAAATGTTGATTTAGGTGAACAAGGAGATGTTTACTGGGCAAATGGAAGTCATGGTTCAAATAATCAAATTTTAACTTCTAATGGTGATGGTTCTATTGTTAGCGAATCTATTTTAACATTTACAGGAGGTAATCTTACACCACCTACTCAATCAACTGGATTAGATTTAACAATCATTGGTGGAGAATCAATGGTAGATGATGGTGGCGATTTAAAATTACAAGGTGGTTCACAAAGTGTAAATTTTATGTTTGGTGGAGAAATTATAATGCACGGTGTAGAATCAACTATAGGGAAGGGTGGTGATATTACTATTCATGGTGGAGATTCCGTTGGTGATGGTGGCGATGTTAAGATAGAAGGTGGTGAGAGTGATATGGGCGATATAGGAAGGATTTATATTGGTGCTGAAAATACGTCAGCTATATTTTTAGGGACCACTATATCTATTCCTACAGGTACACCAGATTCAAATGAAATACTTTTTATAGATACTAGTGATTCTAATCAATTAAAAAGAGGAACAGTTTCATCAGCAACTGCATCAGATAGAAGATTTAAAGAAAATATAGAAGATATATTATATGGCTTAGATGCTATTAAAAAATTAGAACCGGTTGAATTTGAATGGAATGAAACTATTAAAAAATTGGATAGTAGAAAAACTGGACATGATATTGGTTTAATTGCACAGGATGTAGAGAAAATATTACCTGATGTAGTTAAACCTATTTATAATGATTATAAATCTGTTGATTATGCAAAATTAACAGTTTATTTAATAGCAGGAATGAAAGAACAACAAAAAATGATTGATCATCTTATAGCAGGAATGAAAGAACAACAAAAAATGATTGATCATCTTACAAAAGAGATACAAACATTAAAACTAAATAAATAAAATAAAAAATATGGCAATTTTAATTAAAAAACAAACAGAAATTTTAGGAAACATCAATGTAAATGAATTATATCTAAGATTTGATTTATTTTACGATGTAAATGGAGAAAAGGTTAATGTGACTACACATGTATATCCTTCGAAATCGGCATATGATTTAAATTCGTATAATAACTCTATACATGTTAATGGAATAGCAGATGATATGACATATAACTATAATAGATCAAACGACGGAGTTGATTTATTATTAGCTATGCATAATAAGATCAGAGAAACTTTAACTACTGATAGAATGAAAACGATAAACCTAACAGATCCATCAACTGGGAATTATTTATTAGATCCATCAACAGGCAACTTATTAACAGAAGAAATAATTTCAAAGTATAAATTTGCCGAAGATTCATCTATTGTATATATAGATATAGAATAATAACAACTAAAAATATAAAAAAACATGACAAATAATATAAATTCATTTAGTCAAACAGTAGCAGATTTAACTAGAAGTGTTAATGTTGCATTATCTTCTGTCCAAGGAATGAATGAGACTTTGACAACAGAAAAATCAACAGTCACTGTTGATTTTGAAGGTGTAGATGAAATAACAGGAGAGAAAAAAATTTTTTCTTATTCTATGCCATCGTATCAATACTCTATAAACGAATTGAACAGGATAAAAAATACAGTCGATAGATTAATTTCTGGAGACGGTGTAGTGTTATTAAATGATGGGACTTATAGATCTGTGACAACTGTGCCTTTAGCTAAATCTCCTATCCCTATAGAAAATTTACAAAAACCTACAGAATTTAACTCTAAAAATAATTGGTTTTTTGAAGATTTAATTTTCCCTAAGATTTTAGTAGATTTTAATCTAAAAGGATTTATAGATGATAGGTCTGATAGAGTTCAAGTAAAAAGAATTATATTTGATAACAAAGATTTCGACGAAACACAATGGTTCAAAGATAATTTTATTGATCAAAGTTTTACATATGAAGAAACTATAAATTTATTATCTATTAATAATAAAAAATATTGGGAAGATGATGAAATATTAGATTTACCTTTAAAACCTACTAAATACACAGGTAGTTTTGGTGTAATAGATAAAAAAACTATAGATAATAAAGTATGGTATTTTTTAAACACTTTAAGTTATGGAGAAACTAGCGATCTTGAAGTTATAAATAATATAGAAATTAAAATAGGAGATCAACTTAGATTTAAAGAAACTTTATATAAAGTAGTTGAAGTTGAATCTTCTGAAAAAAGAGTAAATCTTATTTCTACAGTAGGAGTAGCAGAACCTGGCATAGATGGAATATTTTATATATATTCTCCTCCGTTTGAAGAAAAGATTATTTCTATACCAGTTGGTTACGATGAATGTGATATAATTTTCATGAAAGGAGTTAATGATGACTTTAATATATTAGCGGATTCTTGGGGATATAATACATCAATATACACTAATGATTTAGTGTATAACGAAAACAACAGCATGGATCTAGAAAGTTTTTATTTTAAATATGTATCTGATTTCGGAAAACAGCTAGAAAGTCAAGCTAAAGATAGAATAATACCATCTATTAATGCAGTAAAACCAGATGCTCCGGAAATCAAACCTGAATTTTTTAAAGTAGAACAAGTAAATAAACAACTAAATGCAGCTTTAGATAAAGACGAAATAAAAAATACACAATTTCAGATAGAATCTACTAAATCAGTAATTAATTCATTAAAATCTACAATAGCACAACAGAAAGCAGAACTAGTTGAGTTAATTGATCCAGGTTTAAGGAATAATTTACAGGATACTATAGATAATAACATTTCTCAGCTTAGTAAAAAAACAGTAGAATATCAATCTTTAGTTAAATCGTTATCTACATTAGCTTATGAAAATGATGCAGTATTTGGGTCACTTAAATACAGAACAAGAGGATTTTTTCCTATACCTTTTGGAAAAAGATCTACTACAAATGAAGACGAAATACCACAGGAAATAATTCAATTTGAATTGCAATATAGATATCTCAGATTAGATAATACAGGAAATCCTTTAAATACATTTACTTTTGTAGATCCTTCTACAAATCAAAAAGTAACAGGTACATTTACTGACTGGGTCACAGTTATTTCTCCTATTAGAAATAAAAAATGGGATAAATCATCTGATATGTATATCTGGGAAGAAGAAAATATAGGTGATGGAGAAGTTATAAATATAAATCAAGTAGATATTCCTATAACTAAAGGAGAAAAGGTAGAATTTAAAATTAGATCTATATCAGAAGCTGGTTGGCCTGCTACTTTAGTTAAATCAGATTGGAGCGATACAGTAATTATAGAATTTCCTGCTAATTTAGTAGGATCAGATCAAGTTACAAATATTTTATCAGATGCTATATCCGAAGAATCTGATATTAAATTAAACGAAACATTAAATTCTACCGGTGTTCTTACTCATTTAAATGATGGATACCCTAATCCTAATTCTGGCAAAGGTACTTATTTTAAACATCAAGATAGATTCATTTCTCATGATTTAAAGGTAAAGAATATAGAAGGGAATACTATTAAAGAAGAATCAATAGAATTAAGTACATTCATGGATAATTTGCCATATAATGTATATGTTACAGTAAAGAATCCAAATAGTGCAGAATTAAAAACTGTTTCTGTACAGGAATTATTTTACAAAATAGTATTGAATGATCCTTCAATTTATGATAGTTTAGAAAACGAAAACGGAAATTAAATAACAATACATGAAAACAAATTTTCAAGAAAATGGTGAAGTTGTTTTGACTACACAAGAACCTAATGCTATATTGAATTTCGAATACGATGGTAATGATTATATCATTATCCCAGAGATGATGGATATTTCTGCTGGAGAATTATATATAAACGGTTTAGATATAAGCAAGGATGCTAGTATTTTTGATGATGCATCACTAGGATATTATTTGAAACTGAATAATTATGTAGATCTAGCTTCTTTTCAAATCTATACTAAAAAACTGGGCAAGACAACTTACAATTTGAATTTTATTGTTAAGCATAGTCCTAGTACAGTTTATTACAAAACCATTAGTGTGTCTGTTTTCAATAGACCTTATATTGTAGATTCTAATACATTAAATATATTAAAAAGTGCAAATAATCAAATAGACAATGATACATCATATTTGGTATTAAGGACTAATCCAAAAATATCAGGAAATATAAAATTAGTAATAGATACAAAAGAAAATTTATTTTTTGATACATTTAAGGTATCTGATATACTTTCTAATAAGTTATACAGAAAACAGAAGTTATCAGCTAATTCAGTTCTTTCTGGAGACGTGAGGAGGGTATTTTCTTCTCTTCCTGGAGGAGAAGTGTTTAGATTAGATAACGAAGACACACTAAATATATCTCTACCTAAAACAGAATTAGATAAACAATATAATATGAATTATTCATATGGTTCTAGGATTTTGAATGATGAACTTTATGACGAGTCATTTAGTATGTTATCCCCTATCTGGATTAATAATAAATTGCCAGATTATTTTGCTTTATTTAGATTAGATGGAAAATTCAACGAAGAAACTTATGACCACGGGGATTTAAAAGATCTTGCAACTAAATTTATCACTAATGGAAAATTGTTTAATTCCTATAGTTTAAAAGAAAAAACAAATTTAGGTACTTATCTTAGAAATCATATATCAGAATTGAATAATATCATAGCTCCTACTTTTATAACATTATCTCCGAAGGAAGAATTTAACCCTGATCCTAATACATGGTATGGTATAGCAATAGACAAAGGAATTATAACAGGAAGATCTGAAACTCCGTATTTCTTTAATAAAAAATCTTCTAATTTTACAGATTTGACTGCATTTACAACTGAGGGCTTCGAAAGATTGAATTTATTATGCCCTAATTTGATAAATTTGGAATATATTTTCGATGATGATGTTGAAGATTATACAATGCATAGATATTTTGGTTTATATCTAACAGAAAATGCATTATATAATATTTCTTATTATGCAGAAGATCCAGATTCTTCTATAAATATTCTACAATTAGATGATAAAGATATTAATGATTTTATTGATTCTTCTATTTTTGACACATCAACTGGTGATATTATTGATAATTTATCTAATAGATTATTTACTATTAATGATATTGACAAAGTTAAAAGATTTACAAATAAATCGGAAGTAGACGGAGATTCATCTACATTAATAAATGAATGGATAAATAAACCAGGTATTAATCTATTTTCAGAAAAATCTACTTTAAAAGAATTACCTAAATTTACTTTAATAAAAATAAAAAATTTATTAAGACAAGGTGAACATTTAAGAGTAAATGATTTAACTAATAATATTATTTATGAAGTATATGGTATAGATTCATCGATATTAAACCCAGGAGAATCTATAAATTATGCTGCTGAATATGAATCTTATAATAAACCTACCGTAAGAAGAAGTATATTTTCTGTAAGCGGTACTATAGAAGATCAGGTTAATGCTATATGGAAAGCATTTAACACTTTCAAAGATTATGAAGATACCCCATTTGGAGTATACACAAAGGAAAATGATGGTTTATCGATAAAAATCAAAGAAGAATTTAGAAATAATGAATTTAAATTCCAAAGGTTAACAGCAGATTTTACCGAATATATTTTTGATATATCTACTGGTTTATATGACCCAAATTCTGTATTTAATTCCAATGATAAATTTTCGGATATAGATTTTTATGGAACACTTGATCCTACTGTAGAAGATTTTGATAGATTAAAATACGATAGTTCGTTTGGCCCCATAAGTTATGAATTATATGGGGATAGAATGAGCATAGAAATAGATTTCATAGATACTTCATCTTATTATGTTTATTCATTAAATGAAGATATATCTAAAACCTTTAGAAAATTTATGTTATATCAGGCAGATGATAATTGGTATCGTTTAATATCTAATTTTGATGTAAGTACAAATAGGGATTGGAATCTAAGATTTTCAGAAGATCCAGAGGAATCTAATAAAATTATATTAATAACTAAACATCCAGTTAATACTATAAATTATATATTTAACGGGTATTCTGTTTATCCTCTTAATTTATCCTTGATGGGCATAAATCCTGTCAAAGATTTTGATACAACTGTTTATGATTCATCTACAAATGGAATGAATTTTAAATCAGAATATTGGTATAAACGAGAAGGAGATTTAGATATTACAAAAATAACAATACCTGAAAATACAATCTATACTTTATCTCATGAGGATAATTTTATAATTGAATCAGGCGAAGGTAGTATATATTTCCAAGGTGAACCCTTCAAAACATATTCAGTGGGGTTTCCTTTTAATACATTTTTAAAATCAGCAGAAATTTCAACTACCACTGAAACTACAATATCAAAAGGAATCCAAGACGGATCAGCTAATTTTTATTCATATAATGACAATTATTCAGAAGAATATTTAAAAGATTATTATTTAGATTATGACGGCTCTACATTCGATGGATCAAAAAAATTAAAATATGGATTAACTATACCTACTAATATAAAATGGTCTGGTTTAGGTTTTGATTGTAGAGGAAATGATATAAGATTAAATTTAGATTCTTCTATTTTAGATCCATCTATACATTCTACTTTTATACCTAGCCCTAGTGAATTCTCTGATGAAATTTTTTATCCATCATATAAATATTTTACTCCCGGTGATAGGAATTGGAAAGATTATGTTTATTTTGATATAAATGATTCTGTTGAAACTGTGAAAGATGGTATAATAAAATATTACACATTTAAGGAATTGCTTTTAAATGAACCATATGTAGATATATTTTCTAAATTTATGTATTTTAATAAAGATGCAAATGAAACTATAACTCGTTCATCTATAACTTATTACAACAATTTCAAGAATACTATTGATACTATTTTAAATGGTTTAAATATCTCTATCTCTATTAATGAAAATGCTCAAAATACATTAGATATACAAGATTGGGATAGATTTAGAATATCAGCAGTGTCTATATCATCAAGAAATAGAGACAATGTTAAACCTATAGAAGTAATAATCAACGAAAATACTAAAACTATATTAATTATATGGTACCAGGGTAATGATGTCTTGAATTATAACCTAAGACATTCTTCTACTGTATTGGGCAAAAGTCTTTTAGATCCTGATAGTATTTCTTTTTGGGATCCTGTTTATTTTAAAAGTTTTAATGACTCTAGTATTTATAATTATTACAAAACTCCATTTGGTGTCAATACTGCAGCTATTTCTACTAATATTTTCCATATGTATGACAATAAAGTAGATTTATCCGATGTATCAATAAATACACAGAAATTTTTACAATTGAATTTAAACGAAGGAGATAATTTATTTTCAGTATTTAGTGCATATCATAATAACGATGTTGTTGGTTCTGGATTTCAATTTGACAGATCGTTCGATACATTTAAACGATATTATTCTTATACGTATTTTAAAAATGCTGCTACATATGGACCTAATGTAAATAATATGCCATTTACTTATAATAATAATATTAATTATTATAAAGATAAAACTACACAATATAATTTGTTAGAAGATATATTCCGAACTAATAATATAGAATATTTTATTTTAAAGGACAATGAAATTATAAATAATAATATGTTTTCCTATGCTCCAGTTAAGATAAAAATAAATAAAGCCAGAGAATATGAAGGGATAAAAACTAATAATGGTTGGTTTAGACCTATGTTTAAAAATATATTAAATTTTTCTAGCAATGAATCTGATATCATTTTAAATACAACAAAAATAGATTTTATATTAGGTAATACTAGCTTAGAAACATATAATAATATCCAACAACTATGGTATAATAAGATAGTATCAACAGTTACAGAAAATGATGTATCTGTTGCAAATGCTATTTATTATAAAGAAGATTATAATCCTTTTTATTCGCAATGGGACAGTGGATATTATCAACTAGATAATAATCCAACAGATGGATATAATTCAATAGTTGAAATGCCTAGTTATTTTGGTTCTAAATTGCCTAAATTGCCTAAAGAATTAATATTAGATTCTTGGACTGCTTCTACAACATCTGAAGAATATGGTATAGATAGATTAACTATGAAATTTAATTTAACAAAAACGATTATTAATATTTTCAAAGAGAACTCTGTTTTTATAAATAATTGGTCGGGTTTACCTCAACAGAACGATGTTATAATAGATGGATATATAAAACAAACAGTATTAGAATCTTATAACATAAGAAAGTCTTTGATTAAAATTGAATTATATACAAAAGATTACGATGGAAATGGCAACAAATTAGCATTTACTTTAGATAATTCATTTGACTTAAATACAAAAGCAAATATAGATGGAGAATTATTATATATTAATAATGAATATATTTATAATATTAATACAACGCTAATACCAGAATTAATATATTTTGTAAAAATAACTTTATTTGAGAAATAACAATGAATAAAACATATAAAAATAAATTCAAATATAGCCCAGGGATGCTCGGTTACGGTGTTAATGGTATACAAGGAGAAAGAGGGTTATTGGGTATGTCGTTATATATTTCTAATTACAGCGGCAGTGAAGACAACTCCATTATAAGAAATAGAATTATCAATAATGAATCTTTGTTAACTTTATCTATTAATAAAATACCAGGATATCCGTATAGAGTTTATAAAAATGATGATTTATTTATTGATAAAAAGGGAAATTTATATAAAATAGACTTCTCTGATTCTGATTTATATACACCTTATTTATGTAGTGGTGGCTCTCAGTGTAATTTGGGATTTGAGAATTTATTTATAGATGGGCCTATACAAACAGAGAATCCAAAATTCTCTAAATATATTAATGAATTCCAGGAAGAACATATTTTAATAGATACAGTTTATTCAAATAAAATATCAACTTATATTGATAATAATACTATTTATGATAATTCAATAATTCAATATGGTAATGTTTTTTTAATAGATCAAAGTATAGCAGATATAACTAATAATTCCAGACCATATAATATATGGAATACTCTGAATGATATATTAGCTATGTCACGTTCTAGTGATAACACTTGGAGCTTAGGTAAAAAAACAGAAGAGATAATAGATAATATTGATTTAGCTTTAGATTTTAGTAATGTTACTTTAAATGACATAAGCACTAATAAATTATCTACTAATACCATAACGACAGATGATATTAATGTAGAATTAGATGCATTTATATTGGGAGATGCTAGTTTAGAAAGTAATGTAACTATTGGACAAGATGATATAATTCAATCTGTTTATTTAGTCAAATCTTATTTACCTGTCAGGATATACAAAAATTCTACAAATACTGAAATGCCTATAGTACCTAGTGGTATTTATCCAGAGAAAGGTACAGTTATTACTAATTCAGAAATAAAGTTGGATAGAATGTTTGATGGAATTTTTATAGAAAATCCTCCATCATTTACGGCTATTTCTTCAACAGGAAATCTTGTTATACAGTGGATCAAAACTGATTTCTTCAATACAAACATACCGGCTGAACTTAATAATTATAAAATGAGTTTGCATATATCAAAAATAAAAGAATCTAATAATTATGATTTTGAAATAAAAGAAAAAGAAACTATAATTGAAGAAATGAATGACTCTGGTACAATAACAATCACTGATGTAGAATTACATTCTACATATAATATAAATTTCGAATTTCAATATAACGGCTGGGTCATTATTAGTGATATAAAAACTGTCACTATTTAAATTCAAAGATATATAAAATAAATACTAAAACTAAATAATAAAATGGACGATAAATTATTTCAATATGCACCGGGTTTAGTAGGATTTGGCTCCGAAGGTAAAGATGGCTCTTCTGGAGAAACTGGACTTTCGTTTTATTTTTCTACATACGATGGGCTACAAGAAATCGCTATAATTAAATCAAAAATAGACATAAATATTCAATTAAACGAGAATGGTCAAAATTTACCTGATAATAGATCTTATATTTCTGGTGATACATTTTTAGACGTGAATGGAAGAATTTTTGAAATAGATTTGTCTCTGGGAAATAGATACAAAAATACAGGAATGGCTTTAAATAGCACTAGTATATTTGAAGCAGGACCTACTCAATCTTCATCACCTGGCTTTACAAGATACAGTAATCTATATAAAACTGATAAAATATTAATTGATTCAATTTATGGAAATGACCCTAATAGTATAAATATTTACACTAATTATCCTGATAAAATCTATGATAATACTGTAATGCAATATGGCAAAATCAATTTTATAAATGATGATATAGTTACAGATTTAAATAATGTATTTTTATTTAATGTATGGTCTACTGGATTAACTAATGATGATGCAATAGCATTAGTGAAAGAAGGAGCTAATAATATTTGGCATTTAGGCAACAAGGAAAACGTATCAGATGCAAATTCTAGAAATATTCAACTTGACCTGGATTTTCAAAAAATACAAATAACCCATGATTTAAGTGTAAATAACAATATTGATGTCAAATCACAAACAACTACATATAATTTAACTGTTAGGAATGATGCTGTAATTGAAGGAGATTTAGATGTTGTAAAAAATGTAACTATAGGTGTACCTGGCAACTTAACAGATAAAGTAAATAGTTACTCTCAGATAGAAATTGATAAAGGAACATTATTAAATCCTTTGAATAAAGTAACTCAATCTTCTCCGTCTGGAACAGTAATAACTAACACAGAAATAAATACAGGTTTATTATTTGATACTAAATTTGATCCTAAACCATCATCATTTAATGTATCAAGAACATTTCCTAGTACTATACAAGTTAGTTGGGATAAGGCTGATTTTTTAAACGAAATTTTCCCACCTATCATAAGCCAATATAAAGCTTCATTATATATACTTGCGCCACAAGATAATTCTACTATAATTAGCTTTACTGATTCTAATTTTAAACCTTTAGTAATATCTGATTTAGATCAAAGTGGAACTATTGATGTTTCTGCTCTAGATCCTGCTGTTAATTATAAAGTTTATATAGAATTTTCTTTTAATGGGTGGAAAAGAAGATCAGAGACTGATATTATATTTTCTGCTTATCCTACTAATTTTTCATATACTGCACTAGATTCAAATGACCAAACATTAACCGTTAATTCTGGTAACTCATGGACAGCCACAGCTGACCAGACTTGGATTAATCAATCTATGCTAGGAGGCACAGGTATTCAAACTATGGATGTATCTGTTGATAGAAATTATACCATAGTACCACGTTCTGGCACTATAACTTTAGACGAAACAGGCACATCAGTGCCAGATATTATAATAAATATATCACAAGATGCTTCATTATATATGACAGTTAGTAATGATAATTTAAATGCGCCTGGAACTGCATCTAGCATTGACATTTCTGTTTATTCTAATACTAGCAATTTAGCTTTAACTAATGTTCCTGCTTGGATAACTCCTACTTTAAGTTCTACTACTGGTGATGCTAATCTAAACTTGAATATATCATTAAATCCAGATGGAGATGATACAAGAAACACAGCATTCCAAATCACAGGTAACGATGTTCCTAATATCGTTATCGATTTATTACAAGCAGAAGGTCCTGATACTTTAACAGTAATTCCTACATCTCTGAATTTTGATGTATCATCAAATGAAAGTCAAGTTATTGCTATTACTACAAATAACGATACATACAATGTAGTAGAAAATGATCCAACAGATAGTTACTTAGTAAGTCCTATAGGAAATGTTGCATCAGGTACTAATATAACAGTTACGACTAAGAATGATAACATCTCATTAACTGAAAAAGATTCATCTATTGTAATAACAGCAGGAACTCAAACACAGATAGTTACATTTAATCAATTAAACGAAGATCCTAGTCTTATAATCACTGAAAGTACTATTATGGTCCCATCAACTGTAAATATAGAAGATATATTTACATTTAGTATAATTTCTAATACATCAGGAGTTGTTACAGTGACACAAAATGGAGTACCTAGTAAACAAGTTATATCTGATTGGTATCCTAAAACATTTGATAATGATACTAATATCACATTTGAAATATTTAACAATTCTGGTAGTACCAGAAGATATGCTTCATTTGATGCAAGTGCATTAATAGAAGGAATAGTATACAAAGACACAGTAAATATTATCCAATATGCTGATGATGATAATTATATATCAGTTACACCCCAGGATAATTATATAGATGATAATGGAGGAGATTTAGATTTTTCTATTAATGTAAACGGAACTGAATTTAATTGGACGGCTACAGCATCAGAACCTACCGCAATAACATTTACTGATGGTTCTTCAGGTTCAGGTGATTTAGCTGACTATACAATAACTGTTAGTAAAAATCTTTCAGGATCAAGTAGAAATATATTTATAACATTTGACTCAGAAACTGAATCAGATACAATAACTATTAACCAAGGAACTTAATTTAATTCAATATGAAAAAATATATACAACCTATAATAATTATTATAATATTAATAGTATTATTTTCTTTGTGGCAACGTAATAGAACATTAAATTCTAAAATTAAAACACATCAAAATAATATAGAAGTATTAAATGATACTATAACTACTATTAAATTGAGGAACGGAGATTTAGAATCTTCAGTTCTTGGATTTAAAGCAAATGCTAAAGAATTAAAAGATTATAATGATAAATTAGCTAAACAGGTCAAAAAGGAAAAGGGTAAAGTAATTACTTTAAATAATATAGTTTTTACTTTAAATCAAAATTTAACTGATTTAAACCAATATATAGATTCTTTGCAATCTATATTTGATAAACCTACTCAAATCAATGATTCGCTTTGGGTTATCAAATGGACATTGCCTTATTATTACAATGATGATAATTATGATATTTATTCAGGGTCTACTTATATTACAGTTAATGGTAAATTAGAATGCATAAAAAATATCAAATTAAATCATAAATTTACAGAATTAACAAACAGAGATTCTAAAATGACATTAACATGGGGTCAGAAATACGAAGACGGTAGAGTTCATATATTTGCAAGAACTTCTCATCCTGCATTCCAAGCACAATTATTAGAAGGAACATACGTAGATTATCCTAAAAAAAGACATTGGTTTACTGGTTTCGGTATAGGTCCTAATTTTACACTAGGGTATGATTTTGTAAATAGCAAATCAGCTGCAATATTAGGCATCGGAATACAATACAATATTTATCAATGGTAATATATAAAATAAAACAATAAATGGCAACTAATATATCAAAATACGTAAGTTTAAATGACTTCATTTTATTAGAATACGAATTTAACAAATCAGAAGAACATACAGAATTAACTTCTAAGAATATAAAATCGTATATAGCTAATACTATTTTTAATGATAAGCAATACTTTAATATGTATAGCCAGGGTTATTTGAATAATGATCTTCATTTAAATTCTCTTCCTGTATTAGAAAATAAGTCTCAGTGGTTTATAAACCCTGATGATACTACTGAATATTGGGATTTTTTCCAATCTTATAGTTTAATAAATCAATCGTCATATCCGTTTGATACTATTAAAATTCACGTAGAGTCTGGGTATAATTTTGATGATATATCAGGTTTTCTGTTACAAGTAAAAGCAGAAGACGTTTCTAGTAATCTTGTAACGCTTTCTAATTTTACTTGGATTAATCAAGTACAAGGAACAGATGTTCTTAAATTTAGCAATAATAATTTATTTTTAGCTGGTAAATACTATGATAAGTATATAGAATTAAAAGTGCCATCTGTTCAAAAACTAGGTGGCAGTTCTTTAGCACCTATAGAACAGGCACTAATGATTAAACCTCTTTCTGATATATTTTTGGAATTTAATATTATACCAGAAATTGATGATACTAAATATATTATACAAAATAGAATAGAATTACAATTACCTGTTTCATCTAATGCAGATAATTTTAATGCATTTATTTCAGAAAGCACTGAAGGTGATTATATTGAATTTTATGCTACATGGAAAGATTCTATTATTGGTAACTATATCGGTGATATAGAAAGTGGCCGAATTAAATTATTTACATCTAGCGATCCTAATGATAATTATGATAATTTTGTAGATTTATACGGTAATACTAATAAATGGATAGTTATGCATGAAATTTATTTATATGAACATATACCCGGTAGTTCTATACTCACTCAGCAGTATGTATTCTCTCAAGATGATAATTTCAATACAGCTAATTATTTTAGACCTATTATAAGATATGCTGACGTAGCTTCATCGTATACTATTGATTATGTATGTAGATTGACTAATAGAATGGACGGAACACAAATAATAAGGAAAGCTAGTTTTGCTTCTGTTGATCCTAAAAAATACGGCAAGAAATTACAATCGCTGAATGTAGATAATATGGCTTCATATAAAATATTCAATCGTATCGACGGCGATACAGCTCCACGGATCATGTATAACGAAGATGCTAAGGTTCAATATGTTAAAGTGTTCTATGATACCACAAACATATACCTAAATATGAATAATGAAGTGATGCCTCAAGGTACTGGAGCTTTGTATTTGAAACAATCAGATGGATTTTATAAATTTTCATTCAAAAAAGTAAATGAAAATAATAATGAAGAATTTGTTAATGTAGACTTATCTGGAGCTTATCAATATTCGTTTACTGTCAAATTAGATAATGGAACAAAGATAGAAATAAATCCATCATTTTCCGAGAATATGAATTTAGTGATAGGAGAAATAGAATTTAAAATCACAGAAGAACAGAGTGAGATGTTAAGAAACCAGTCTACTAACATTTACTCTATTGTTATTAAGAATACAAATGGAACTACTTATACTCTTTATCAAGGAAAGTATTATGATATAAGCAAAAAATAAAAGGACTAATTAAAGTCCTTTTATTAATTCTAAAATATTAAATTTATTAAATGCTACTATGATAGATATCCATAAAGCTAATCTATACAAAACCCACTTAAGTGATAATCTTTTGAAAGCAAATTTATACACTAAACCATATTTTAATGTAGGTAGATTATTTTCGTCATAGAATTCACTAACTTCTGGAACTAAATAATCAGCAAAACCTAAATCTTCGTCTAAGTACCTATTTATAGGTGCCATTAACTCCAATACTTTCATTTTCTTTATCTCCTCAGGTAATACTTTTTCTTCATCTTTAAGAGAGATGACAGTATAAATAACATAAAAAATATTATTGCTAAAATCGAATTTGTTATATTTAGATAACGGATTTGATTTTTCTTCTTTTATAACACTAATCCATTTGCTGTAATTTGATAAATCTCTTATTATATTAAAAGAAAAGTACGATTTTAGCTTAGCTATAAATTTCATCATAATATGATTCTATTAATTTCTTGTTAGTTTTTTTAATTTTCTTCGCCACATCTAATTTAGCCTTTCTTAATCTAGTTTTTACTGTAGAAATATTCCAATCTAGATCTTTTGCTATATCTTGCAGTTTTTTATTATTTAATTCTCTTTCAATCATAACAGTTTTATATGGTTCATCTAGAGAATTTATAACTTTTACAGTTTCTTTATAAAGAGATACAAATACATCTTCTTTATTATCTATTAATTCTATATTGATATTATCAATAGGAGAATATAATTTCAAAAGTTTACTATGATTTTCTGTTAACATCTCATGAGAAATAGTTTTATTGCTTTCTTTGATAAAATGTAAACATTCATTTTTAGCTATAGCATAAACCCATGTTGAAAAATTAAACTTTGTGTTATATTGTTCTATCTTTTCCCATACAGTTATGAAAGTTTTAGATACAACATCGTTCGCATTATCTCTATCTTCTAAAAATCTATATACAAAAGAATTTAGACCTGGTTTAAGTCTATCTAATAAAATACTAAATGTTTTCTCATTTTTATTCTCAACAAAATCCATTGCGATTCGTTGTATTGTCTTTTTTGCCATAAAAATTATTATAAAATGTTAAAAAAAAGTTCTTTAGAAATTAATCTAAAGAACTAATACTTATTAAAATCAGTTTAACCTATTTCTCAGAAGATGGAGCTTCTACTTCTTCTTCTGGTATTTCTTGCTCTACATAACTATTAATATTAGTTAGCAATTGAAACACATTCTGGTATGGGAAATTTCCTAACACATTGATTATCTGTGTTAAAGTATTATGGTCCATAACTTCAACGTTAACAGCTTGCATAACACTATTAATTTGGTTAAATGGAAACTTTCCGATTGCATCAAATACAGCTTGTTTAAATTCAGGCTTTACTTTATAAGTAGGTACATATGCTTGTTGTTCTACTTCTTGATGCGCATTTTCATTTACTGTTTTTGGCATAATTTTTTACTTTTTTTGTTGTTTAATTAATAATATATTATATAGATAAAAACAAAAAAAGTTTTGATATTAATCAATAACCCATCCGTTATTTTTTAGATGAGTCAATCTATTAGGGATATCTCCTATGATCATTGTTTCTGTTAAAATTATTTCTTCAGATTTAGTTTTATATTTAGTAACTTCTATAAACCAATTATCTTTATCATTAGTCCATATCTTATAAAATGACCTAGCATTAGGTTTATTCAAAATATACATTACCCTATCTTCTTTCATGGTTCATTATTTTTATGTATTACAAATATAAGATATAAATTAAAAAATGATCGGAAATTTGTGTTAAACTTTGTTAATTTTTTGAAAATATTTCAGAAGTAAAATAATAAGCTACATATCCAACTGAAATAAGTTCTATATTATTCCACTGATAACTAAATAACGACATAATACCTATACCAAAAAGAACAGAATTTACAATTCTCTTTGATATATTATAAATAAATTCAGCAAATAACAATTTATTGCTGAATTTATCTGTTTTAGTTTCTTTTTTTGGTTTTATTATAATATCGTCTTTTTTAGTATCTGGCATTGGTTGTCCTGTAATAAACGAATTCAGGACATCTGCTAACATATTATTCTTTATCATCTGTTTTTTCTTTAGGTGCTGATTTCTTGAATTTTAATCTTTTTTTGGATTTTAATTTAGAAGATGTTTTTTCTTTCTTTTCAGTTGAATCTTCTTTTATTTCCTTACCAGAACCATCATCTACAGTCTTAGCCTTTACTGATATATTAGATTTAGATTTTACGTCTGCTGGTGATTGCTCGTCCGACTCTTTTGCTTGTGGATTAGTTGGAGTTTTTTCTGTACCTTTAGACATACCTTCTGGGGCTTGAGTTGTTCCATCAGTATTACCAAATAAACCTGGTTTAAATTCATTACTGTCACTATCTGTTGCAGAAAGAGATGACATACCAGGCTCAAATTTAGCACCCATTTGTTTAATCTCTACTTTAACTTCTACTTTTGCTTTATCGTATTCTCTTTTAATCCAATCATAAGCTCTCTTATTCTCATCTGGTATAATGATACCTATACCTGGATCACCAGATACACCGCCTTCTGGTTTTATTGCATCAGATATTTCTTTAGAATCTTCTGTCTTAAGATCTTCTGTTTTTTGTTCAGCTTCTTCATTTAGCTTATTTAAATAATCGTGTATGTTAAAATTACCTACTGCCATAATATATTGGTTTTATTTTATATATCTCTAAAATATAATTCTCTTTCTAAAGAAAATTCAGACTTAAATAATTTATAGTTATATGTATTATATTATCTATAATTATCATTAACCAAACAGACAACCAAATTGGAGTGCCTTTTGGAAATCCAAAATCCCCCGACCATTCCCAGTTTTTTAATCTTATTAAATATATAGCTAATCGATATTTATCAATTAAAAAATGTGTAATAAAAATCATAAAACATGCTGTATATGATCCTATAAATAAAAAAGGTATAGTATATATGATAGAATGAATTAAAGCAGCTAAATAACCCCTAACTGAATTCTTAACCTTGTTTACACTCATCCAATGATTCTGTGTTATGTAATCTCCCCACAAATGAAATAATAATTGAACCATATTAAAATTCTTCTTCTGGTAATGTATTAGGTAATTCTATATCAAGAAAATCAGCAGGAGTTATTGGCAATATATGATCTTGATGTTGATTTTCACAAGGTATCTCTATATCACTTTTTCTTCTATACCACATTTCCCGTTTGTTTATAATATCATTAAACATTTCCAATGATCTAATCATATATTCTGCTAACATGAAATCTGGGGTGTCAGAATCATTTTCTTTGGAATATTTATTAATAAGTTGTTCTAATTCTTTTTGAAAATCCATAATATGTAATTTAGTATTTTACAAATATAATAAAAATAATTTAATTATAAAAATCTGGACAGATTTTAAATCTGCCCAGATTACATTTCGTTAAGTCAACGTCTTACGCTGCCATTAACATTTCTTGGTTGTTTGCGTTTATTAAAACACCTATTAAATCATTCGATAAAGCCTCAGATTACTTGTCAAATCCGGTCATCCCCATATATTTAAAGTTGTGGAGATGCAGGGAATCGAACCCTGGTCCAATATAACATCCTCATTATTATAGTTACCTAACAGATAACAGATTTAATTATTCTTTATATCTTTATTTTTCTAATAGTTTTATTTAAATTTCTTCGCCTACTCCTTCTTCGCCTCCCAGATCTTCTTCTCCGCCTGCTTCCTCGTCGCCGAATTCTTCACCGAATGTTCCTCCGCTTAGAGAATTGTCTCCTCCGCCTCCAAAGTCTCCTCCGCCTCCAAAGTCTCCTCCAAAGTCTCCTCCGCCAAATCCACCATCATCTGCTCCAGCTTCTGCTCCAGCTTCTGCTTGCATTTTAGCATATATAGCAGCGAGCTTTTTAGTTTCTGCTTCTCTTTCGTTTTTGTATTTTTTATTTAATTTAATATCTGCTTCTGGCATTTCCATGTATTTTTCTACTAAGAATTTAACATCAAAAAATGATTCTTCTGCTACTTGTCCATCAGGAGAAACAGTAGGTTGTTTTAATCCGAGTAAATTTGTAATAGTTGTAGCTCCTGCTTCTGCTATCTGACGTTCTTTCATTTGCTTGAATAGATTTTCTTCTACCCATTTAAACCCTATTGAAGTTTTAAGCATCATATCGTCTTTGAATTCTGGATGCTTAAGTAAAAATTGAATCCAAGTAGCTTTAGTTATAATTTCTCTAAACATAGACCTTATTCTGTTTATGAAAAGAGAAAATCTTATTTCTTCTAAACTTGCATTATCGTTGCCCGAATTCCAGCTAGCTCCTTCTGAATCTGAAAATAAAGAACTAGAAAATCTGGATTGAGGTATTTTTGACTCAATTACGTATCTTAGCCAAAAATATTTTAAAGATTCTACACTAGATAAGTCATACCCTGCTGGCTGAAAGCTATCTATTTCAGTTTGAGCACCATCCTTTGTTGGTATGATAAATGTTTTAGCGAAGTTGAATTGCGGACTTCCGTTATAAGTAACTTCACCTGAAGTATCATCGATATTAAGTTCTTCTTTGTACATACCTCTTAATTGAGCTAATCTTGTTCTTGCTTTGGTTTCTGATTGAGAACCTATCGGTACTAATATTTTAACTCTCATCTGAGCATTCCAAACATTCCAGATTATTCTAGAATTTTCTAAAGTTCTTAACATATTAAAAGATCTAACTAATCTTTCTACGTACGAAATCCTGGAAATAAAATTACCCCTTGCCCAAGACATATAAATTAAGTTAGAATCTAAAAGTTCTCTTTCTTTTTCGCTATCTTCCCTATACTGAATCCATACTCTATATTCTTTGCCATCGTCATCAATACGTATCTCTGGTTCTAAAGAAATAGGATCTAATTCTTTCATACCTATTACATTTTTAGCCTCTTCTTCATCTTCTCCGTCGTAAATAATCTCGAAGGCTAAGAAGCCGTCAACTAAAAACTTCTTTAAATAATGCCAAGCATCATGACTGTTATTAAATCCAAATGCATAATATACTTTTTTGAATGCTTCGTTTAAATCATCTACTATTTCTTTAGCTTTTTCTTGCTTTAATACACTTTTTAAATTTCGTGTGTCTGGATAAATAAAATAGTTATTTAGATCATAGATAACAGATTCATCTGCTAATATATCTAAAATATGTTCTATTTCTCCATTCATAGCAAATTTCCTAAGAAATTCTCTACGTGTAGCATATTCTTTGTCAAAAAATGCAATATACTCAGAAGAACCGTAATCTGTACCATGATATTGACCCTGGTTATATAAACCATATAGCTCGTCTAATTGAGCTTCTGCTACACCTATAGATTTAGATTGTTTTATTAATTTATCTTCCCATCTGATCCCTATTTTAGCTAAGTCTCTGATATTACTTTGAATATTCTTAACTTTGCCTGTAGTTAGATCAAATTGTCTTACAGTGAATCCTGCCATGTTTAATTATATTTTAGTTTATCTATATATTCGTGATTAAATTATTCAAATGTTTTTATAAGTGATTTCATATAAATCTTATAGATTATATCAAAACTTATTTTCTTAATGGAATTACTAGGATTGAAAAATGGCAAATATTTCCATTCATTATATTCTACCATCCTAAGATTTTTTATACTTCTGTAATTATACTGTCTGTATGCAAATTTTAAATTAGTTTTAGACATGCGGCTAAATGTTTCTAATAATTTATTACCATAACCAGATTTAACAGAATCCAAGAAACCTTTATTAAATACTATCTTGTCATTATCTAATTTTTCATCTAATATATTATCAAAGAAATTTCTATATGAATTATAATATGTTTCTAGAAAGTATAATCTATGTTTAGGTGGTAGTAGATTAAAATTTATTCCTTTAAAGCTATTATTATCCATAGAAAAACAAAATACTATAGGAGCATAGTCTACAAAACTATAAACTGTTGAACTATTTGTTAATTGTTCTATTAAATTACTTTTGTATACAAATGTATAAACAGAACCTGGTATAGGTAGCCCTCCGTTTATATTAAGCACTTTAGATTCTTGGTCTGTTGAATCTATTTCTTGTAATTTCTCAGGACCTCTTTTATTTAATTTTAAATATTTGTCAAATAATTCATATTTAGCCAAATCTTCTATCTTAGATAATTTCCTTAAATATTCATAAGTTTCTAAAGGAGAATCCATAATTTATTTATATTTGAAATTAGGACTAAGTACACCTAGTCTTTTTAATTCTACTTCAGTGAAGATGTAAAATTTTGCATTCCTTTCCATGCACCATTTTTTAGCAGCAGCAAATTTACCCTCATTTAAAAGATATTCTCTTGCTTGATAATTAAACCTTTTCATATCTTTCATTTTTGCATTTTGTTTAGGGGGCTTGGGTCTAGCTAATTTGTTAGCAGGCTTAACTTCTATAAACCATTGCTCTGTAATATTATCTGGCATTAATATTTTGATCCAAAAATCTAAATTATAGTTTCTAACTTTCCAATTGACAGGATTATTTGGGTCTAATCCAGCTTTTTTGATTTCCTTTAGATTACTTACTCTGTCATAATATTTTATTTTAACAGGTTCACTACTCCACTTTTGTATAGATGGAGTAAAATCACACCATTTACAGAAGCTGTATTCCCATGAGCTTCTGTAAATTATTAAATTAGGATCTCCTACATACTTATTTAAATTTGTAGGCTTGTAATAACCTTGCTTTGTTCTAGATTTCTCTTCTGATATAGGCTTGTGCCATTTTTTATACGCATCATTAACCATTAAATTTGTTTATTTTACATCTATCCATTTGCCAAGGG